AATTCTCTTAGGAGAAATTTAGACATTGTGTATCCTTATTAAATATAAGAGCGGGCGTCACCCGCTCGATTCAGCACCCACCTTTACAACGACGTACTGGACGTAGGAACCTCTTTTTCATTATTCACCCCCTTTTAATTTAAGATTTATGCCGTCGTCTCCGAATAGCATGTTGAGCACATATGATGTTCCCGAACTAACATTTCCCAACAAAAAAGCGTTAAAAAAAGTCAGTTCATATGTAAATAGTGTTGTAAAAGGGTTAATGACACATAAAAATACGCCAATCCAAAAACCTATACACATCGGACAACTAAAGAAATAATGCTCTGGGCGGATCCTATCAAATATCTTTGCGTAACACAAAAGTTGAGTTAATCCGTATGAGGCGAGGATGAAATATATGAGTTCTAACATTCTCTCTTTTATATGTGTGGTGGCTTCTGAATAGTGTTATTCGGGGTTTTTAGAAAATCTATGCCCTCTGGTGTAACGCTGTGGACAGTGGCATGCCAATGCTTTGGTTTAGCCTTCGTTTCGTCTATATCTGATATATCCGCGAGGTTGTGATCTTTAATATAATTAAATATCTCTTTAATGTGAAGGGAATCAGGCCAATAAGGATTTGATTGCACACCATAATCAATTGATTTTCCTTGTTGGTGCTTCGAAATACCATTGTTAGCTTTAATCATGTCTACTGTTTTGTTATATGCGGCTGCACTAACAGCATTAGCGCTGCCCGGAGGGTTGGCTTCTTTTTCCCACATAGCGACAAGATCAACGATCAAATCACCTGCCCCTTCTACGCATCCAGAGTTTGGTTTTCTATCCTCACAATCTTTATACAATTTCATGATATAGGCACTTCCTCTGTTTGCCGGTCCTGTTTTTCCCATAGCTAGATCTTCTGGGCCTTTGTTATTCTTCCATATATTAAGCATAGGTCCAGTTTGACGTTTGGCCTCGCGATATCCACTTGTAATAACTGGTTCTGGCCAACCAAAAAGTTCAGCTATCTTGTCTATTAGTAAAACAAAATTTTTAGCATCAGAGGTTACCTCGGGCGAAACTATATCTGCGGCGTTACATGCAACATCCTGGTCGAGCCATGCTCCTTCTGCGCCGGCGGGTAGAGGAAGTGATTCTTTACCGGGGCCAGTGTTACACCCTTCTTCGATATACTTACGCCAATTTTCTAATATTAGCTTCACGGTTATTTCTTACCTTGTGTTTCCGATAAGTATCTATTCCAACTTTCTGCCAGAGTTTTCATTTCTGCTACGGGGCCCTTACCTTTTGGCGGGCCCTTTGCCGTAGGATTATAAAGCCTACCAAATGTTTTTTGTCGCATCTGAAGGGCCCATGGATCTATTCCAGACAAAATGCCAGATAACTGGTCAATGCTTACATCCATTTCTTCTAGTGCTTTTTGAATGCCTTTCAGTAGATTAATTTGCTCTCTGCTTAATTCAGCTAGCTCACCCCAGGCTTCTTCTGCTCCTTCGCGTAAATACTTATTTTTCATTTCCTTGGTTACCTTTCTTGTGTTCTAGCATATAACTCATCCAATATGGGGAATAGTTATACCCAGGTCGAATACTGCCTTTCTCTGCGGCCTGTGGGACTTCTCCCAACGCTGTAGAGTCTTGGTCGTCAGGATCCACATATTCATCGTTGACTAGATCCTCATAGTCTGTCATAAAATCTTCATATGGCTTTTCTTGTTTCAAAAAACCGTGAATATTATAAATTGCCAAATCTACATTACTTGTATCGACCTCCGTAGATTCCAGTAGAGGAGCCTCCAGCGCTCCGTGAACGTTACCTCCACGGACAAAAGCCATGTCTACAAGACCATATCTATAAAGATATTCAAACAATCGCGATTGCGAACGATAGACCTCTTCTGTGAGAGCCTTTTTGGGGAAGGCAATAACTTTTCGGTCTTCACCCGACATAACAACAATATCCATATCCATATGATCAAAAATCATAATGTTGCCATCAATAGTTTTTCTTGCCTGTAACTCAAGTGTTACTTTTTGTTTCTTTCTATCAATTGTTATGGTACCGGTGATTGCCATTAGTTGTTAAGTTCCCTTACAAGTTCCTGAGTTTTAAGAACAGTTTCTACCATAACCGAAGTTACATTTTGGGAGGCAAAAGAATTAAGCTTCTCGACCACCAGCTCTGCTATTTCTTTCATACTCGGATCGTTAACAAATTCTTTATCGGATAAAGAATTATGTAATTCCTTTTTCAACCGTCCTACTTCTTCGTTCAGATATACTTTAAGTTCTGCGGTGTCCTCAAAAGAAGCGATATAAAGACCGAGAAGATGTTTTTGTTCTTCAAGAAGATTGTCACCATATTTGTCATTAAATTTCTTAACAAAAGTTTTATACGCCAACGAAGAAATTGGCTTCAGCCCCTTAATCTCTGTTGGTTTTTTATTTTCAATCATAGAATCTAGAATATTTGACTCCAACAAAACTCGTTGTTTAATCGGAGTTTGGGGACTAAAAATCTGATATATAGACGCAAGACTTTTGTAGTTTGGTACAAAGTTTCCAAATACTTCTGGAGAGATCTCTTTGCTGACCCGGCTAATTAAACTGGTTTGTTCTGCAAAGAGAACATCGCTATCCATTGCTGCTTTTTCCATACGAGTTTCGAAAATAAGTTTTTCAGCTAGCTCCTTTTTCATTTCCTTTGTATCAGAAAGATTTTTATAAAGCGATAAATCTTTAGCGAGAAGAGTGGCGGGTGAGAAAAATTCCTTTAAAATAGAGATTATTTTCATCTTTTTCTCTTCGTCTTTTCTCACTACACATTTCGTAATTTCTCTTACTAAGCTTTCATAAATGAAAAGCGTATTTCTCTTTTTATTATGCTTCATTTTCATTTGTTACTTTCTCCAACTTATCAATTTTCTCCAATTGTTCTATAAGTCTTTGTGATTCTACAGTTGCTTCAAACAGTTCCATTTCTGTGTCATCAGTATAAATAGTCTGTTCTTCCTGAAATACTCCCCTTCCCAGAGAACTCATCCCGCCGTTTCCTTTCCACCCTGGAAATGGACTTTTTGGTAAAGGTATACCCGCCTGTCCATATCGAGTTGAACGCTTTCTAGCTGCTTGCCCGGGTCTCCTGTCTCCCCCGGTGCTTTTTGAAGGTACATATTTTTTACCTTTAGCTTGAGGTTCTAGACTTGCTTCCGTATATTTTCTACCTCGATCATCTCGTTTGCCAGCGGCTGGAAGTTCTGGTAGGATCGGTTCTTCGGTGGCTGCTTCACCACCACCTTCTTCGCCTCCTCCGAGATCCAAGTCGCCACCTTCTTCGCCTCCTCCGAGGTCGTCCAATTCAAGATCGCCACCTTCCTCGCCTCCGAGACCGAAAGCATCACCTTCTTCACCGAGCCCTTCGGCGCCGCCAAATGCTGACGCTTCTGACTCTGCCGCGGCTTCTGTAGCTGCTTCCAGTGCTGCATCATATTGCCTATCTGTGAAGATTTCTCTCTGATTGCGTAGGAAATCCTCGTCGGACATGGCGAAAATCTTTTCGGAAACCCAACGACGAGAAAAGAAATTCTCTGTTGCGGCGCCGGCAATATCAAATTTGGCCTTCCAGTGTTCAAGTTCTTGAAGCTCTGCTAGCTTGCTAGGATTGTTTAAAGATAGTTTAAAGTTAATCAGGTCATCACCACGAAAACCAAGCGTGTAAAGATGGACGATACCAACTTTCTCTAGTTCTGAAATGACCGACCTTTGTAATCTCTGGATTGTTCTCGCAAACCGGATATCTTTTTGTGCCAATGTAGTTTTGTCTTCACTACCTTCTTCGCCCTGAGTTAGATACGACGCGGGAACTTTGATTGCTGCAAAGAGTTTATCTCTCAGATACTTAACGTCCTCAATTTGGCCAGTATAAGTACCGCCTGGGAGAGCATCGACCTTTGTTTTCTCATTCCCACGAATAGGAATGAAAAAATCTTCTTCAACAGATAGCGGGTTATATCGCAAGTCAACTCTTCCTGAAGTTGCATCAACAACCTGATTTCTTTTGAAAGATGTGATTGTCTTCTGGATAAAGGTTTCAACGTCCTGGGGTGCAATATTACCTACATCAATATAGAAGACGCGGCGTTCAGCCGAGCGGGTGATACGATATGCCATCATAGCGTCTTCTAACAGAACCAACTGTCTCCAGATACGACGGGCAGGTTCTAGAACACTGGTGCCATATGGAGTATATTTATCATTTCCAAGAACACGGAAGTGTGAAACTTGCCAATTTTCAAAAGTTATTCCTGCTGAGTTCCACTGGAACTGAATATAATTTGGGTTCGTGGGATCTTCTCCCTCCAGTCTTTCAACCTCTCGTATGGGAAGTGCGATAGTAGATTTAATACCAATTTTATCATCAATATCAAGATAGAGCATAAAATCTCCGAACTTACATAGTGAGCGGCACCAACCAAATAAGTTGTGATCGACATTCATGATGCTGTGATAAAGGGTAGACAACGTTGATTTGATCTCTTCGTTTGAACAGGCGATATTAAGCATTGGCTGGATGGAAGAGTGTGTAGTCATTTCATCAGCATAGATATCTATTGCTGACGCTAGCTCTGGCATATATTCCATTTGTTCATAATCAACATACCGCTCTGTTCTGTTTTGTTGGGCCATGAGCTTCGTGTTCATCACCTCAAACGGAGAATAGTTATTGCGCCGGAATGGTTGTCCCGAAAGAGATTTAAACTTAGTGGCGTAATTATCTAAAGTTGATCTCTTGATTTTTCTATTTGCTTGGGTTCTCCAATTTACAATTGGTCCAGAAAATAATTTAGTTAATCTACCAAATAGATCTGATTGTGGGTTGTTTGGGTTCCTACTTTGGTCTGCCATTTCTTATCCTTTGTATAGCCATGAGTATTGTTTGTTAGTATCTGCTTCTCTAAACATTTTTTCGTCTAGCGCCTCTTTTTTGTTGTATCCTTCCATGCCCGGAATCATGGTATTGATCTTGGTGTTAACTTTACCATTGAGTTCAGCATCGCTTTTTTATATTCTATATCCCTTTTATTCACTATTAGTGCTGTGTCCCGTACCCAGCAAGCAATTGCCAGAGACATTATCAGGTCATCGTGATATCCCCTCATTGCCTGGGGCTTACCATTTTTCCAAATGAATGTCTTAGTTTCATTGAAGGCGCGAACGGAATATATATTAATTAGTTTGTTCCTGATAAACTCTTCAAACTTTGCCACTATCAGTGGCCGCGTTTTTGTTGAGGTTGTAAAACCAGGGACAGCATTGTTATCTGCTTCTCCCCTGTTTGAATTTACAAACTCGTGTGTACTTTTAATTGAGTAATACAGATTAGGATATTCCATCTCTATTAATTTTTCAAGTACGGAAATACCAATTCCTATATTTTCAACTACCAAAAGTGCATTTCCATATTCTTTTGCTGCTTGAAACAAAATCTGAGAGAACAAATCTAAGCTTGGCTTTCCCTGGTATTCTGCTATGACTTCCATTGTTTCTAGCTTAACAACTTGAAACACAGAACAATCTGCGCCGTCGCCTCTAGCAACATCCGCAACCACAAGATAAGTAAAGTCTGGTTGGTATTCTTCCCATATCCAATAATTTCTATCGTGGCCTGTCTTATACTTTGGTTCTTTCACTGTAGTCTCTAGCCACGTCATGTCGTCGGAATGAATTACAGTTTCGCCAGAAGCATTAAACGAACACAATAGCTCTTGTGCTACATCACGTTTGGACATATTTCCGGTTTCTCTTTCAAACCACTCGTCGTCTCTGTCGGGATGCGCATCCCAACGAAGTTCTATCGGATAGAAATTATTTTGTTGAGCTTCTGCATCAACGTAAGCTTGGTGAAACCAGTTTCCCACACCAAAAGGAGTGGAGAGTGCGATGCACCTACCACCAGTAGAAATTGTAGGATAGATAGCAGCCCAAATTTCATCCATGTTGTCAATATGTGCTGCCTCATCTACAATCAGTAAGGATAGTGCCTCTGAACGGCCAGCATCAGAGGATGACGTTGACGCCTTAATCTGAGATCCGTTGGCTAATTCGAATGAAGCGCGGTTATCTATTTTTATATCAGAAATAGCAATCCAATCTGGTAACGACTTCAGCATGGATTTAACCTTTTTAACAAGGTTAGTCGCTGTTGCAAACTTGGTAGCCATAACCAATATGTTCTTATCTTTATGAAAAAGCATCATCCAAATGGCATATCCTGCCACAATGGTGGAGATACCTAGCTGGCGTGCTTTTAGAATAACCGTAAATCGATGTTGATTAAAATCCGTCAACAATTGATCTTGGTAATCATATGTTTTAAAAGGAATGTGACCCCGGATAGGGTGTGAAATACTACAATAATTGTTAATAAAATAGGCCGGGTCTTTGCCACATTTGACAATCTCGGCCATCTTTTGTTTTTTGGTTAGTTTGTAACCCATAGGATACCCTATTTACTTTTTTCAAATCCACCTTGGTCGAGAAACTTCTTGAACGAGGCATCCAGTTTTGTGTCAGGGGTCACTCCCACAGTAAGTACCTCTTCCATTCCGCCAATCTTATATGACCGCGTAGCATTAAGTGAAGTTCTTACCCTTGACATATTCTGAACAAAGCAACGAGCTTCGCCTTCGGCAGTTAATTTAACCGTACTTCCGGTGATAGATTTGAATTCTTTTTTAAGAAACTTAACAATTTCATTAATTCTTCTCTCGCATTCTTCTTCGAAACCATTGGCATATACTTCTTTAAGTTTAACCTCTGCCTGATAGTTAACCTGAAGCATATCGCCCATAATTTTAATCCCAAAACCATCCATGACCCTGCTGTCAGTTATAGCACAGCCTTCCTCTCTGGATAAGGCTCCTATAGACTTCACATCGCCCTCTTGAACGAATCTTTCGTCATGGGATCCATCATAAGCATTTGCGGCCGCTTGATGTAAGCCTTGAATAATTTCTAATACTGTTGCCATTTTATCGTTTCCTCTTACTTCGTGAAGCTTTTTTTGTCTTTTTTGGGCGCCATCCAGATTTCCATCTTTCCTCGCGATTTTCAACCCACTGAACGTGACAGTGGAAACAACAATCAAATTTGCTCATATATACATCATCCTTTAAGTCAAAAGAGTATTTAGAACATACCGGACAAATTCTATTTGTGTCCTTATTAATTAGTTTCTTAGATAGCAAAAAACCATCTATTTCTATTTTATCCTTTTGTTCTTGTATTTTTTGTTGTTTTAAATACAATTCTGCGGATTGTTCTAAATATTGCTGTTCTTTTTCATCATCCCAAGTTGACAACGGAGTTTGCACTGACTCCTTGCCATATTTTCTGGATATGGCTTGTTCATAACGCGCTATCTCAATATCATCTTTTGATTCTGACAAGTTATTTCTCCGAGTTGTTAACTAATATATAAGTTACTAACCCTGTTATCGCGATGCCTCCAAGGATATTCTTCAACTTTTGACCATTGGGTTTTTTAATTAACTGTTTTTGGAGTGCCTCAATATGTTTATCCTTTTGTTCTAGTAACATGGATGCCTGACCTTTGCATATATCTAGCTGGAGTTGTAAACTTTTTAAATCCTTCTCGTGCTTGAGTCTTTGTTTGCGCAAAGCGAAGCCAATTTGTAGTTGCACTTCTTCTTCCATAAATCTTTTTTCTGCAATTATATATGCCGTTGCAGTATCATCAAACAAAACTCCAGAAAATGGTGCGATTTTACCTTGCTCCAAAATAGTAAAATTCCCTTCCGGGACGTTGGCCTCCAGTGCGAAGGCGGGGAGTACCAAGAAGCATAATAATAGTGGCCACATTTTATTGAACATGTGTGAATCCCCACAGCTCCTCAATACTATTTACAATTTCTGAAGGGTTTTCATTAAAGTCTTTGATATTTTTGGAAATGTTTGTCGTCTTTCTTTTTTTCAAGTCTTTCACTGCTTCTTCATTTTCTCTTAGAAGAGTCTCCATCTTAATCGCAAACTCCTCAATAATTCTATTTTGCTCCTCTATCTCCATTTGGTGGAACATTCTAAGAATCCTAACATCCTCTTTGTGGTTTGCTGCCTGAGCCGCAATAGCAGCTTTATAAGCACTGACATTGCGGGCGGAAAATACAGAAAATACCAAAAGAACGGCAATTGTAATTGGTTGCCAATGTTTTGCTATCTTAGAAAGAACGAGAGCCAGTGGGGAACTAACCATTCTCATACCCCTTCATCTTGGCTATTGCATCAATAACACCTTGGGATCCCAAATAGATTGCAGATATGATAACCCAATCAGCGCTCTCCAGATTTCCCGTTATTGTTAGTGTCGTCGCAGTGGCCCAGACAAGAAGCTTTCTTGATACTGCTTTGTCTAGTGCTTTATCGACTACGTGTTTAATTTTAAATTTCATTTTATAAACTCCTTTATTTCACAAAGTTACCATTTAGGGTACTTTAAATAGTAATTGAGTATGTTTTATTCTACCCTTACATTGGCATATCCATCAATTTTATCAACGGTAACCTGGGTATCGACGCAGTCTTTTAGGGCGTC